ATCTGCTATTAATACCGTTGCCGATGCTGCAGTAACAGTTTGTGAAACAGTGGAAAGTCCTGTGACCTTATTTGGCGTGCCATTTAACAATTGATTTTCAATCCATTTGGCAATGGATTCTGCCATTTTTCCTACAACAAATGAAACAAGATCAAACTGCGAATTATTAACAAGTGATTTAGATACTTTACTTAATGCACCTGCTAAGAAACCTTTTAACTCGATAGAACCAAATTTACCGCTAGTAGATTCTAATTCCACAAATTCATCAGCATAAGCCATTTCAATTGTTCCTGCAGATTCATCATAGTATGGAATACTTAATGATCCACCGACATTATAGCGAGTTGCTAATTGATAGATTGGTGAAATATCGTATACCTTTTGAATAATTTTGTTTGCAATGCTAGAAGGAATCACTGCACCGTTTGCACCTACTGTTAAATTAACATCTGCTCGATCTTCCACTACACCACGAATATAATTATCGAACGCACGCGTTTCAGCTTCTTCTTCTGTACGTTCTTCAGCTTGTTTTGCAGGTACTTTTTTATCCAAAGATCGTGCTTCATCAAGAGCAGCGATAGTTTTATCAAGTCCAGCAATTTCATTTTTGATTTCATCAAATCGAGTTGCTTCTTGTTCAGTTAATGCGCGAGTTTCTTCTTTTGCACCCTTTAGTAAATTGTCCATTTCATCTAATAAGTTGTTGCGCTGCTCAACTAGAGACGGCATAGAACGTGTTTCAATAAATCTCTTAATACTTTTTTTCATGTTAGTTTCCACCTTTCAACTTTAAAAGCTCAATTTGTTTTTCATACAATGAGTAATCAATATCTTTATTAGAACTTGTTTCTGCAGAACGATTCTCGATCTCGGCTTTAAAATCTGCACCGCGAGTTTCTGAAATTGTCTGATCTTCGCCACGTGCCTCAATTGATGTAGCAACATAAGCTGGCGTTTTATCTAAAATAGACACCTCTAATAGCTCGATGTCCTCTAATGTGCGTTTCTGAATGCCGTCTTCTCCGTCTTCCCAAGATGGCTTGTTATCAACAAAACCAAATGACCAGCCTTTTAGCTTGCCATCTTTCGCCTTTTGAATGATTTCTTCATCAGACACATGAGCAATAGCACGTAAGCCAATGTTATCCTCATACAGTTGCAAATTGCCTTCTTGTAATGATCCAAGCTTACGGTTTTTGTCGTGATTGAATAATAGATCAACGTTTTCAGCCTTATCTAAAGCTCTTTCAAACGTTTTAGCACGAATTTTTTCTTTAAACCGTCCTCTTGGTGAAGGTAAAACACGACTTTCACGCTCCACAGCATTAACATAACCATCGAGTAAAACTTGATTTTCTCTAATCTCAATCCTCATTTTCTTCACCTCCTTCCTCGGTTGCTTGACCTGTATCAGAAATATCAGCAGTTTTATTTGTATTAGGTGTGTAAATTTGTTTTGTTTTCGGATCATACAAGACATCTTGCAAGCCTAATTTAATGAAATCTAACCCAAGTGGAGTAAGATCTTCTGAATAACGAACTTCATCTACTTGCATCCAGCCGTTTTTAACAGCAATTTCATAGGCTTTAAAGCGTTTTTCAATATCACCTTTGATAAGCTCTTTCATATCGAAAGCAAAATAAAAAGACTGCTCTTTCTCAGATGGAAGAAGCAAGTCCTTGTTCAATGCCGTTTCAATCGCTCGAATAATCGGCAATATGCAATTTTTTATAAAGTTTCCATGCACCGCTTCACTGGCTGAACCGTCCAAAATGCTATCAGGTACTTTGAAAAGTTTATTTATTTCGCTTGAATTGGTCTTTTTGTTTTCATTCAGCTGCATTTCAACTGATGTACTCGATGCCTCTTTAAAATCTAAGCCGTTATTTAACACAACAATATTTTCAGTATTGTTCTTGTATAAATTGTTCCAGGCTGTTTTTAATTCTGCTATAGCATCCTTTGACAACCGACCTAGCGACTTCAAGAAGCCTTTTTTATTACCACCTGTTTTAACAAGCGAATCCTCAAAATCAAGCGTATTGTATGCAACAGACAAAATTTTATTGTGATCCTTTATGATTCCACTACCTGTTACCCCGTCTTTAGAATTTCGAGCAATTTTAATAAATTCGAATTCTCGATAGTTCACACCATTAACAGAAATATCATAGCTTTTAAATATTGGATCAACACCAACTAGTACTGATACATTTCGATTCTCAACATAGTGAAGACTTTCGACATTGTTTCTTCTTCGGTTGATATATGCGTACCCTGCACCCTCCAACAAATAATCAGTTACTAAGGCCTTTTTAAATTGGAAGCCATCTAGCGTGTCGAGTGTCTCGTCATTAAGCAAAGTAATTCGTCTATCTTCTTCCATTTCTTCAACTTTACCGTTGTTTTCTTTGTGCAATTTGATAGGTAAAGTTGCAATAAGGTCCGAAATCAAATCTACACAGGTGCCAACACTAGGTATACTTAGCGCTTCTTCCTTTGTTAAAACTGCACTTGTTAAACCTGCTTGTAACAACAATTCATCCATTCCACTTTCGCGAAACTCCTGAATACGTCTATAATCACGCCATTCACGCCACTCTTTTATTAATCCCACAATCTCACCTCCTTATATTACTTGCGCGCCCCAATCAGCATCAGGATTAAAGATGACATCATGCTGCAGTAGATAGATCGCATTGATTAAACTTACAACCATATCGACTTTGCCAGTTGATTTTTTCTTATTAACGTAGATATTTTTATTGGTGTCCTCAGTGACTTTTGCATTTTGAAAGTTTTCTTCTAGCAATTCATTTTCGGTATAGTGAAATTCCTTGTTCATTATCTTTTCTCTTAGTAGTTTTGTAGCTGGATGTAACACGCTTGAATGCTGTTTCACTTCCACAGTAACTAAACCTTCCTTTTCTAGTTTCTGAGCAGTAGAAAGGCAGTTATAACGGTCATACGCTACGCCCATTACTATCACGCTGAATTTTTCTTCTACTTCCAAAATCATTTGTTCGATAAAGCCATAATCGACAGTCATATCACCGCACGAAAAACATTTACCTGATTTAATGTGATCATAATAATTAATTTTTTCTACTCGGTTTTTATCAGGAATACGCTCCGTTGGTACAAATGCATAAGAGTCTGCATAGATCTCCATATCTTCCTCAGTTACCATCGAGAACGAACAGTTATCATTGGTCATGGCCAAGTCTAAACCTAACCAAACTTGACGACCTGACCAATCAAAATCGTCCATTTTACATTTCCGCAAGTCTTCCACATTAACGTATGCTTCACCACTATTGGAAGGCAAAAAGTGATTCATGTGTTTACATAGATATTCTTCGCGTTCTGAGGGCTTTTCTATAGCTGATTTACGGCTATCTCGAATCTCATTATAGTTTTCCTCAATCCTCAACGGATTCGCCTGATAGAGCCCTGTATCGTCCCATAAATGCTCGTCTTCTGCATAGTATAGCAACGCAAACATGCGATCATCTTCAATAAACCCATTAAAGACTTTCTTTGCATACGCCAGTTCTTCCAACATGATTGATTTATCCTCGGCATAAGCAGTTGTTAATTTGAAACGCAATGGATTTTTTACGTTTAATTGCCCTGACTTCATGGCATTTATGTTCTTGTAATCTTTAAAAGCACCCACTTCATCGGCAATAAATGCAGATGGACGGATTGAGTTATTTCGATTTGCTTCTGCAGTACGTGCCTGGTAAAAACTATTTGTTAAAGTACATACAATACGACCACTTAAAGTTTTAGGAATCACAAAGTATTTTGCTATATCAGGACTGGCCATGATAATTTGCGTCATTGCCTTTTTAACTTCACCTGCAAGCTCACGATCCAGGCAGATTGAATAAAACTCTGAATGATTGTCTTCTGTTAGCATTAAGATGATGATGATTAAAGCGCAAATGAAAGTTTTCGCATTCTTACGTGGAATAAATAACGTAATATCACGGTATCGATACTTTTCTTTATCATTTTTAAAGCGCCAACCAAATATGTTTACAAGAAAAAAAGCCTGGAATCCTTCCAAGCCCTCTAATATCGTTTTACCTGCTACCCCTAACCCAGTTGCGAAATTTAGTAAATTCAATAATCCTTCGATTTTTTCTACTTCTTCCATATCGAAATAGTAATCAAAATCATCTTCATACTGCTTTTCTAAATCTTTGAGGAACCAATTACACTGAATAATGACCTCTTTTGTTGTAATTTCTTTGCCTTTTACAACTCTTTCAGCGTACTTTACCGCCTTTTCAAAAATCATTTTTTACCACCACTCAATACTTTTAACAGCGGATCATCTTCTTCAACTCGGACTTGGAAATTAATATTTCCTAACTTCGCACGGCTTTGAGGTGACAAACTTAACTCGTTACAACAACGGAAAAATTCTTTCGAGTATTTATCTTTAGCACTCAATAAATTTCGGTCCAATAACCGTTCAATATCTTTGTTAATGATTCTTTCAATTTGCTGTACTCGATCAATGGCTATTGCACAGGTGCTTAATATATAAATATCGAGATTCCCTAAAATACCACTCGTTTGTAATTCCTTCACGATGTAGTTAAAAATTTTCTTTTGCCTAGCATTTAGGTGTGTAGGTGGCGAGATTTCATCGGCAGCGCCTTTTAATTTCTCTTCTGTTTGTGTGCGAATAGCTATTTCTTCTTTCGTTAAATTCTTACTCATTGTTTTGACACTTTTTGACGGCCTAGCCAACTTTCTCACCTCCTTGAAAATTTTCATTTAGGGAATTTTTTTCGAGCAAATAGGGGCAGTCGGTGTACCTCAATCTCAAAAATTTTAACCAAACACCCCGGGGGTACTCTCTTGAATCATATTTTTTAATTTATTTTTTGGTATTAAACCTTTCTCAGCAAGCTCATGGTGATAACGACAAAGAGAGATAAGGTTATCATCATCTAGTCTCTTGTCCCATGCATCTGCTATAGGTTCTATGTGATGTACCTCTATGTCTGTGAAGTTATATTGTGTCTGTGTATTGTGTAGATTACGTAAGCATACTTGACATAGATGTTTGTCACGGTCTGCTATATATGCTCGCTTATTCTTCCATGCCCTACTCCATCTGAATCTATCAATGTATGTAGTCTTCTTTATAGCTGCTGGCTTAGATGGACACCGTTGTCCACGCTTATGTATGCCACCGCAATAAGTACAACTCTTTAACATAGTGTCACATCCTTTTGTAATTAAGTCATTATTCACTACCTTCTAAATGTGTTGGTAGTTCGTAATCATTCATTGCATCAATCTTATCCAACTCATCAGCCAACGCTGTAGTGTGTTTAGCTATTGCTCGTAACTTTAATTGCATCTTGTCTGTGTTCATTTCTACTGATAAATAAATACCTTTTGGTTTATCCATTGTTCATCCCTCCACACCTATTTTTTATAGTTGGAACATAATTTGCCTCACACCACATAGAATAGTTTTTAACTGAATAAAAAGGAGGTGAGTAAAATGAAATTTATATTGATATTAAAACCTTCCTTTAACCAGCTAATAATTCTTTTGCTTTTAGTAAAAATTCTCTTCTTCTAATTTAAGAAGATGACGGCACTTGAAATGAGTGTTGTCACGCTTTAAATAAAGAAATACATAATGATTGTTTTGCGTTATACATAATAAAAAGCCACACCTTGTTAGATGTGACTCCTTTAATAGTAATAGTTAGTATTTATGAATACGGTATGAAATAATGTTCTTCGCTACAATATATTCATCACCAAACAAATTTCCATAATTAACTTCTTGGACTTTAATAAAACCATTATCAATAATTTTTGATTGAATGTAAGAATTTAAGTCTGAAATCTCATCGACTAAAAATACATCCATTTCACTGCCGTCTACCAATTTAAAACGAACTTTCTTGTTTCCCATCAATAACACCTCCCATCTACCTATCTATCATAGGACAAATGGAATGCTATGCCAATAATACAAATCTGATATATAAAAAGAGACTACCAATATAGTAGCCTCTTATGCTTGTTTTCAACATCACATGAAAACCACCTCTCAAGGCATAATAAAAAGCCACACCCGATTGAGATGCGGCTTTATTTTACTGTTCACTTTTAACTGTGTTTACAACATCTAAAAATATTTTAACAACTACATCTATTAATAAAAGTGAGTAAATTAATAAACCAGCCCAACAATAGAAAATTATGTCCTTTAATATTTTCAACTCTTCGATTGACGTTATCAACAGTAGTACTAAAGAAAATATTGATATAGCCAAAAACAATCTAATTGTAATTGTTAATATTTTCAATAACTTAATATCAGTTCCTAATGAAGTAAGTTTCACGAAAAATTTATTACTTTCAAGTGTAGACAACATTGATACTGCTGCTACTAGAAAACCTATACCTATTGATGCTAATGTTATTGTACCGAGAAGAACATTATCTAGATTAGTAATATCTTTAGGAGTAATTTGAAAGTAAATCATAGAGAACACGATAAAAATCGAGATTACTGGGTATATGATTTTTTCACGTCTCCCCAATATTACCACCTACCTTATATTAAGTATTTGTAATAAACATATCATTCAGTGTTCTAAATTTCTCTTTATACGCCTCTTCAATCGACTCTTCAACTTGAACAAAGGTTAATTTCTTTCCTTTTGTTAAATTAATGTATTTCGTAGCTTCAAATTTCCCATGAATCAAATCTAAAGTATCTGTTTCATCTGATAAAATCCCTTTAACTTTAAGCACAGTTACCTCTTGTTTAGCAAAAGGTAATAAGGATTTAATTTTCTTTAATGCATTACTTTTGTCTATTTTGTCCCCTTTTTCAGGTCCAATACATACTTTCATTCTGCCAGCATTTAATTTTTGGGCTAAAAGTAGGTCACTATTTATGTCCCTAGAAGCAGAAGCCATTTTGCCCCATTTTTGAGGAGCTGCAATACTATACTCTATTTCTTTTATTTCAGGTATGTTCTGTAGTTTTGAAATCACATTAGGGTCAACTATCACCTCTAAAGAAAGTTCATCATCATTTGTGATATTTCTAAGATACGAATTTAATTGCATATAACTTAGTGTATTAGAACGATGTGATGAAATAATATTAATAAATGGATCGTATAAAAAGATTGAATCTTTTATTGGCCCCTCATCATCTCCTTCGGCATAAGTATTTCTATTACCAGTTAAATCACCAACATACGCCTCTGAGTATGTATCTATCTTTTCGATATGCCCAATCCAACAATACCTATTTAGATTTTTATCATCCACATTTACCTTTTTTATGCTTCTGACCCTTAGGATATAACCGCTTACCTCAATATTACGAAATACTTTTGGGTTACTTTTAAGTTCAGTTTCAAGCTCAATTAATACATTTTCTAAGTACTTACCTTTAGCTGATTGTGTTAATTGATAATAATCAAATTTAATTTGTCTTTTTACCATTATATCCCTCCTATACCACGATGATATAGGAAATTTGTCATAATGACAATGAATAAATAAAGACATAAGTAAGATTACACAAATTTAAGTTCAGACTTACTTGCCTATCTTTTTAAATTGCATTTTAACTACATGATCAAGAGATATAAGACGATCTTGAAAATACAAATATTTATCCCTATTTTTTGTTGCCACTAACATATTGGCCCAAAAGACTTCTGAAACCTTTAAAACATCTTTTTCTCCAGTAGAGTAGGTAATAGTAACTTCAAGATTTTTAGGTAATTGTTTATCACCAATATCTTTTAGTAATTCTTCAATCTCTTTAAAGAATTTCTCTTTATCCATTGTGATCACTCCATCATTCTCTGTTATAAAATATAATACCATATAACAAGAACAAATGTTTGTGTATCTTTATAATTCATTTCTTGTGATCACAATTTAATAAAGAAATTCTACCCTAGCAAAATGTATTTGCTAGTTAGTTTTCTTTATTGTTTTCTTTATTGTTTTCTTTAGGAATTTCGCATATATAGAAGAAACTCGTTTCACTAGACGCTAATTAGCGACATTACTAGACGCTAATCCGCGACAAAAGTAGACTCTAATTAGCGACATAAAAGGTGACGCTAATCCGCGACAGTCAATACCATGACAATGAAAAAGGAATCAACTAAGGTCTCCCTTAATCAATTCCCGATGATATTAATTTAACATGTATAAAACCAAATGCTTTAAAATGGTTTACAAATATTTTTAAATTCTTTTGCAAATATTTTTCTACACAGTACGCGCAATGTTTAAATCTAAGGCTAATTTGTAAAAGGCTTTCCAGCGTATTTTATCGTAAGTAGGTGGTGAAATTGGTGGTTGAAACTTAAAACAATAGACTTTCATATCTGTTAAGTATTCAGCATCATCAGCCATGTATCTTGTTTCGATTAAGAATCTTTCCATTGGTGGGAGTCTCTTTACAGCACGTTCTACACGTTCACAGTACTTTCGCCTTGCGCTTTGCTCATCAACGTTGTAAATGGCTACTGATCCTGTTTGGTCACTTGTCAAATTACCCTTTCCTCCACCAATGTCATTCATATGTGATGTAGTAGCTGCTTCTCTTTCCTCGAATGTTAGGTGTTTAAAAATGCGGTATTTTTCTAATTCTCGTTCAACAGCTGCTTGTGTAGCTTTTCTATCTAATTCAGGTAATTCAAAGTCCAAAATGTATTCCTCCTTCTATAACAAGAAAGATACCCTGGCATCAACCAGGGCAATTTATATCAATCTAGTAAATCATCTTCATTTTCTGTTTCATTGACTTCATCCATACTCATCTGATCAGATGGCACTGACACGCTACCATCTCCATTAACGTTATATTCGATGCCCTCATGGTTTTCTTCATCATCATTAAAATCCTCAAGGCTCATTTGGCTTGGCTCAAGGGATAGCTTCACGTTAAATCCAGCCTTTGGATATAGTTGAATAGTTTTTTCTTCACTATCGCCTTTAGCTTCAAATTTGAGTACGACTTTCTTGCTATCGCGTTGAATAGATTTACATTCTGCAGATAGTTTAACATCACCAATTTCAATTATTACAATGCCGCCTGCCATACCAATTAATTCAGCCTTATACTGAACATCGTCCCCTAAGATATGAAACTCTAAAACTTCCTTCTTATCGTCTTTCTGGATCTTTTTAAATAGGACATCTAATTCAACTTTAGCCATTTTTTACACTCTCCATTTCAATTATTTTATTTCCTAATATCGATTTAACTACTGCTGCTTGATAGACAGGACAACCAATAAAATCAGGTCTATTAAACTGGTACATGATTCTTGCAATTTGAGCTAAAATATATGCATCTACAACGTTGTCACTTTTATGTGAAAAGCCATAGTGATCTTTTACTGCTTTCATAACTACTTTTTTCTTTTCTACACCAGTAAGGCGTTTTTTGTTTCCAACTTCACCAGTAAAACCTGTAACATTTACGAATTTCTTAACAGCATTAGGGGCAACTTCGTAATATTTATGACCTCGTCTAGTCAGTGACATTCGTACACCCCAACCGATCCCACCAAGTTGTATCCCTTGCTGCGTTGCATAACCAAATCCTTCTATGACAATTATGTCGCCTTTTTGCATATGGGCCATAACTTCATCAATAAGTGTGATCATACGTAGAGGATCTTTTTCACCTATGCCAGTTAATTCTTTAGCTCTAAGTACCTGGCCACTTTCATCAAGTGCGACAAACCCTGTTTTAGTTGATGGATCTAAACCGATAAATCTCATAATGATCCTCCAAATTTATTTATTTAACCCTCAATGATGGTGGATATACACCTTTGTAATTGGAACATTAACGAATATTAATATGGCCATTAATATTCCAGACACAATAAAAGCTGCTGCTATAATGTATCTTGGAGGTGTATAAATATTAAATAGGACTAATAATCCTAGGACAATCCAATACATAATACATAGAATTTGGAACAAAACTTTGGCTGTATGCAATGTTTCCAACCTTCCTTCTGATCAAAATCATTCTACTGTTTATCCAGTTCAATAAATTTCTGTTTCCACCCCATAAATAGCAATTTAAACTCATTCATGCCTATGTCTCGACCTTTTGCAAAGAACTGTTGAATGACCTTGCCTTGTTGCATTTTGTCAGCTGGATCGTGCCATAAAAATTCCACAACATCAGCGTCTTGCTCAATGGATGATGATTCTTTTAAATGTGATAACTGCGGCTTTTTAACATTGTCGCTTTCCCTTGTCATTTGCGATAACATCATAAAACAACAGTTCATGTCACGCGCTATTTGTTTAGCGGTAGTCGTTACATTACCTACAGCTTGCGCCCTAGTTTCATTTTTACGTTGAGGGATTTTCATGATTTGTAAGTAGTCAACAGCAATCATTGCTATTTGGCCGTAGCGTTTTTTAAAACGTCTTGCCGTGGCTCTCACTTCTTCAATTGTGACACCACTCGAATCTTGAACAAATATCGGTAGTTTTTCGAGTTCTTTGTATGCATGTTCAATGACACCTAATTCCTCTGGTTTTAAGTCCTTATTTTTTATACGACCGTATTGAATTCCCGTTGAATTTGAAATCATTCGATCAAACAATTGATATTTGTCCATTTCTTGTGACCAAATTAATACAGGACCACTTTTGGCAACACCCATTATTCTTTGAAGCAGCATTGCTGTTTTTCCAACGCTAGGACGCCCAGCACTAACAAACAACCACCCTCTCCAAAGCCCATGTGCCCACTTATCGTAATATTTAAATCCAGTTGGAATAAACTCTGCTCGTTTTAAAAGATGTTCGAAATACCCTTGTCGTGAATCCTTCAAACTTTCCATCTTTCCATCATCTTCTGGCCTTACTTCCGATGCTAGTTTTTCGATTTCAGCAAAATAATCATCGTCCGTTTCAAAATCCTCATGAACAAGATTCATAATTTTTTGCCCTATATCTGTTCCACGGCGCCTTATTGCCCTCGAACGAACAATATTGGCATATGATACAACATTCGATGCAGTTGGACAGGAAACAGCTAATTGAGCTAAATAAGAAATGCTCACTTCATCCATCTTGTTATGCTGCATGTACAGCTCAGTAACTGTTGTAATGTCAATTGGTCGGTTTCTATCATCCAACCATTTCATTACCTTAAAAATTTGTTGGTGACGTGCGCTAATAAAATCCCTTACTTCAAGAAAAACAACCTCATCAATTACAGCTGGTTCAAGAAATATTGCACCCAACACCGATTGCTCGGCTTCAAGTTCATATTCAGTTGCTCCAATCAAAGTCATTTGGATCATTCCCGTCTTGTATCCAACGTTGGAACTCTATTTCTTTATCTCTAGGATCATATTGTGGTTTTAGTTTTGGCTGAACAGGTTTCTTTTCAGCATTCATTTTTATTGCTAGTTCCATAAACTTATCTCTAAGTTTTTTTGCTGATAAAACATTGGTGCGCCAAAATGAATCCTGTGTTACCCAATCCATAACTTGTTTGGCCAAATGCTTATCTACTTGATCTATTTCAATTAGCTTTCGCATATCATCGGCCCAAGTTTGCATATTGGATTTTTTAATTAAGTGAGATATTCCAGCCTCATTTGCAACTGCAGCAACTTTTTCATGAAAATAGACTGCCATTTTGAAATAAGTATTTTCTTCATCGTATTTTAATTTTTTTACTTGTTTAGTTTGATCAGGGATTTCAGGATCTACCTCTTTAGACGGCAGCTGTTCATCCCACTCTTCATAGTTTTTATTAACCCCCATCATTCTCGCTCCTTTTGATCCAATCCCAATAACTGAGATTATGTTTCTATCAATCAATGTTGCTAGTTCTCTATTTACTTGAGTTCTGTTAGCATTAATTGCTTTTGTTAAAAAACTTGTAGATATTTCGTTGGTTGTACGCTGAAAGCCATACGTATATCTCCAAATGGCCAACAACAAACGGTATTGTGTGCCATTGAGATTAAGCTTCATGATTTCTTCAAGGATTTCATTGGCAA